TCTTCTGCACTTTCTATATCTTCTATATTAAGATCAAATGTATCTGAAGTTTTATTCATAAATTTGATAATAATATTTTTGTAGAAATTCTTTTTATCATCTTCATAAGGAAGATTCTTTTCAATTCTATCAAATAAGTCCATGTCTAACCAATTTATAGGTTCATTACACTTGTTTCTTATATTGATAGATAATTCCCAATAATCTTCCATTCTATCTACTAATAAACTATTGGGATCATGAACAGGCACAGGATAGCAACTATTCAAATGCATTTTAGGATTTACATCTTCTACATCTTTAAATATACTTCTAGAATATTCTATAGAGAATGTATCAGGTTTATGTACTGCTTGGGATATATAAAGATAATTGTTTCCTTCTTCAGAGAAGATTCCAGTTCTAATAATGAACTCTATCAGGTAAGGATCATAGATAAACATCCCGAGATATCCATAAATAAAGGTTTGGATATTCCCTTTATAGAACAATTCTAAATAGAAAGATTTCAGCATATTATATAGACTTTGTATTCTATCTAATAATGCTGCATCAGAAGTTACTATTAACGTAGATAGATTGGTTCCTATATTACCAGGCCTATAATCAAATTCATTTACAAGAAGTTTGTTATCTAAAAACCCTTTAGATAACTCACTAGATGTTTCTGCATTATATTTTATTTTATAAAAGTTAGCCCCTGATTCTAATGTATCAGGAGTTGCAGAATTTACCCTAAACAAGAGAGTATTATCTTTAAGATATGTGATCATAAAATAATCATCAGGGCAAGGTATAATAGTATTAGGGAGAATAATAGCTTCCCCTTCTATAGGAGATTCAGGACCATATTCACCACGTTGAATATCTACCATTATACGTTCGATTCCATAGATCTGAAAATTATTTATTTTATTATATCTTAAGGGAGTATTTTCACCAGTTTGATGATATACTTCTTTATCACCCTGATCTAGGGTGGAGTGTTTATCATTTATATTCCAATAAGTAACCACTGTAGGTTTCTTATCTATAAATAAATAATAAGGATTATTTTGTAAACGGTTTTGTAACCCTTGTACAAGACTCTCAGAGGTTTTTCTGTAATTTGTATTAGTAAAACCACCCATTATAATTTTAACCTCCAATTATGTTAATGGCTTAATTACTAAGATGTGATCTTATGTGAGATTAAAATGTCCAGAATCCTAATCAAAGGATTCTGGATTGGATTAGATCATTTCAGAAATATTGCTTATATATAGTTCAATAACGAATTTAGACTCTTCTTTTATCTCACGAAGGGTTTTGTTGCTATTGATTAGTTTATTACAATCTTTTGTATATTTGTCATATAGTTTATATAGCTTTGCTTTTGTCTTTACAGTATCTACTATTCCTGAATTTTCAGATTTTTCTTTTATTAGATTTTTAGCTCTGCTTGTTATTCCATACAAAGCAGCAGAAGTTAATTCAGCGATATATTCTTTTTTCTCACGATATTCATCGGTGTTGATATTCTCAGGATATTTTGAAGTTCTGCTTAAATCAAAATCCATTATAGAAATACCTCCATATCCTTTAAAGAAAATAATCTTTAAATCAGTAAATGGTTCTCTAATAAATTAAAATATTGTTAGTAAAATTTTAAATCATAAACTATTATGTAGTAGTATAGGAAATATAGAGAAGTGCCTTTTCTTTTTTAATATATAATAACCTAAAACCATTAAAATACCTCTTTTTATTTTTCTAATATTTTCTTCTCTATTTATATAATATAACCTCCTCTAGATAATAAATAAAGAAAATATATTTTCTATACTATTATGAATTTTGTTCTTTTTTAACAAAAAAAAAAGAACTGGAGCCACTGTTTTATATTTGTAGTGACGTATTAACAAAAGAGAGAGGATAAGGACATCAAGTCCTTATCCTACTACTCCGTCTAAAATAGAGAATTGTATAATTTATAAAGTAGGTATAATAATTATATGATATGTTGGGTTTAATTGTACACGGTAAAACCAGGATGACCTTTGATCTCTTTAGGCTTATTAGATGTAGATAAATTTCTATAATCTACTGTAGGATCATATTCTATGTTTAAAGCATTAGTATTTTTAGGTTCTTCCTGAGTTTTGGGTTCTTCTTTCTTCTTCCCATATGCAATATCATTTATATTTTTAATTTCTTTCTTTAAATCTCTATTAGGATCGCATCCTATCTGGATAAAAATATCCGATAATAGATTTAAGATACTCATATTGGTATTATAAGTATAGGGATCTTCTTTAGCGTGATCCACAAGATCTTTAATAGATTCCATTCCACTAGATGTAGGATAGATATAATCTAATAGATATATAGGTTTTGCATTTATTTCTTTATCCAAATTATCAAATTTAGCTAAGAATGTATTATTTTCTCCAAGAGTTACTTTTGCTAGTGTGATTTTTTCATAAGTATATTTAATAGTCGATAGATACAATAAGTTTGCCCGATCAATGTTATAAGATCTAAAAATATTGGCAGAAAGGATTCTGTTGTCTTTTGATTTGATTTTGAAGAAAATATACGCATACAATTCATCTTCCTTCAGCATTGTCTGTAATACACCAGTAAATATTTTAAATTTGTAGTTTGTAAAAATACTTCTATTAAAATGGATCAAAGCAATAGACTTTGTATTATTACTTGCAGTTCTGTTAAGATCAAAGTCAGAACTTTTAAGTTGTAATTCATTTTCTTTAATATCTGAATATTTCATTCCAGATTTGTAATTATATTTCATGCTAATAAAATCATGCTCATCAATATACTGATCAAACTCTTTCATATAATCTCTCCTCTTTTAGCATAATTTATATACATACTCTTTTATCTTATCAGGAGATACACCAAAATCTTTCTCTCCTTCAAAGATATTCATATGAATATACGCATTGATTCCTATCGGAGTCAATTTCTTTTTTATGTTTTTTAATACAAAATTATCTATATCATTATCTATATAAATATGGAAGGTTACATCAACCAAACCAATAGTACATAAGAAATATTTGATTAGACTTATATAAGTATTTCCTCCTATAGAGGAATATATATTATTTATAGTATTCTTGTTTCTAAGATTATAAAATACAGATAGGATATCAAAAGTACCTTCTGCTATATGAATATCTATGTGTTTATAAATATCACATTTTGTAGGAATTATATAATATCCTATCACAGAAGTATCTATAATAGAATATTTTACATATCTTGTATCTAAAGATTTATGGACTTTAGATCTTGCTTCCTTATTCATAAGATTCCTAAATACAATAGCTGTATTTGTATTATTTAGAAATCCTATAAAAAATTTATCTAATAGATCTAGTATATTTTTAGATCTTGTAAAAGTAGTTATTTTATTATACCTAAAAAAATCATAGATACTAAGTATGATCTTATTATCTACTAAATCTTGATAAGTTAGATTCAATCCTAACCTATCGTTGATATATTTCAATTTAAAATCATTTAATGTGTTTTTATTAGATTTAGGTGTGTTTAAAAATAATTTATTATCCTTATTTAAACGGTACCTGCTTAAATTAGAAGCTTTCTTATTGTGTTTTTCGAGTTCAACCGAAATAGTTTCATCTGATATATCGCTTCTTCCAGAAAGCATCTCTAGAGCTTCTTTTGTTAATACACCTCTATGATTGATATTTCTAAAACAATTATACATAGGAGGTTTACCATCAAGCCCTAAAGATATATACATATGATGGCCTTTATCTATGAGTCCTTCTTTTATACATAAAGGACAATTTATAGCTACTTCTCTTTTACCAGAAGCATCTTTAGAATCAGGGAACAGCAAATGAAGCTGTTCCCTAAGTTTATCTGAAAACTGTAAGTTATTAGACATCTGCTGTTCACCTCATTTCTATAATATATCTTCTAAATCAACATTACAAATCTACAAATTTCATCTGAAACTATATCAGGGATTACATTAATAGGTTTCCCATTATTTTCAGGATGATAATAATCAATGGTTTGGAATTCAGATGATAATACCTGAGCAATAAGCATAAGAATTACATCGTGTTCAATTTTAGGATTGTTATACTTTTCATGAATCAAAGGATAATATTTAGAAGATTGAATCTTCTGCAATTCCTTTTTATTGATATTCTTTCTAGTTACTACTCGAACAACCTTACCTCCAATGATGTAAGGAAGCTGGAATAATTTATAAGATTCTAATAAACGTCTAGCAGCAATAATAAGAATGATATACTGTCTAGCATTCATAATCTTAATTGATTGAGGATCATCAAACTCTTTAGCAAATAAGTATACTATAAGATTCTTCTGTAAACTATTTACAATTAATTTACCCTCTTTATTTTGTAATTGTTTTCTATAGAATTCTATTTCACGATCATCAAAAGGACCATACTTCATTTCAATACGATCCATAGTGGTTTGACAATTTACTTGAGTTTGTATAAGAGTAGCTTCATTTAATTTAGCTGCATGTGCTTCGAATTTATCACATTCTGAGTTGTTGTCTTCATCTCTACTAGATGATGATAACGGAATAAAACCAAATTCATAAGCTATATCAGTAACCTGATATTTGATTTCTCTATTGATAGAGTTGTAATTAAAATGAATTATATTCTTATCATAAGTATATTTAGGAATAATACTAAAGATAATCTTTTGTACTGTTTCCATAGAGTGACTAGTTTGGTTTCTAGCACGGATAGGTTGCATTTCCCATAATTTAGAATTGCTAGTAACATTTTTTGCTACATTACTAAATGCTGTTTCATAAAGCTTTGCAGCAATGTTTACATTATAGATCTTTTCATTGATTTGGAATAATAAGTCAAAAGCTCTTAAGAAAATCTTTTCAATCTCTAACTGGTTTAAGCTTTTCTTACTCATAAAGTGACTTACAATAGGAATGATCATATTCTGCATGACAGAAATCTTGAGCATAATCTTTGCATGAAAATCAGAATATTCTAATACAGGAGATCTATTATTCTTATATTTTTCAAGATCATCCAAAGTATATTGTTCCATGTTCATAATATCTAAATAGTAATTTAGATAAGTAGCCATAGAAGATCCATTAGGATTTATAAAATACTTCCAAAGATCAGATAATAAGTTATCTAACGTATACTCTTTATGAACATCGATCATATATTTTAATCTAGCATAAAGAACTAGAAGTTTGTGTTCTTTGTCATAATATTTTTCAAAGTAATTTAAATATTGAACACAATGATCTCTGAAACCAATAGAGATAGTTCCATCTTTCTTAACTTTTGTAGAGCTATTGAAAGATTTACGTACAGTTACTGAAAAGTAATCAAACTCTAAACTTTCTTGGGTATTATCAGGCATGCGATATATTTTATGTACAGGTGCAATAATAGCTCCTCGTATATGAGTAAATATTCGATCTGCATCTGATTGAGGCGTCCAAGAATCTATAGGAGGTTTAGGTTCTCCATAATTCATACATACTGCACTTTTCATTGTTTGTACAGTATCATGCTTAGAAATTTCTTCCCCTTTGTTATAAAGATTGTGGTTAATTATTGAAATTACAGGAATGGTTTCTCCCTTTTCAAATTTACTACGGTCAAGTGTCAATCTCGGTAAATAGTAAGCTTGGTCATCATAAGTCATTTCAAACTCAGAATCATCGTACTGATTCTTGTAATTCTCCATTCTTCCCTCTCCTTTAATCTAAAACGTATAAACCATTATCCATTACTATCCTCATTTTAATAGTATACATACATAAATGCTTTTACTCTAATAATGCTTCTTTACCGTTTTAACATAGTTTGAACTTTTCTTTCTAGACCCACTATTTCTTTCATATCTTTTAACTGTTTGAACTTTGTTTACGTATGCCTTGGCTTTTCCCTCAATTTTCCCAGTATCAGAGTAATCATCCTGAGAAATATAGTTAGATCCATATTTAGTAGACTTAGTTAAAGTTTTTAAATTTTGTAATTGGGATAATTTATCGCTAGCACTCATTATCATAGAAGATAATTGAGCCGGTTTATATGGTGCTGCATTAACCCACATTATCTTATTTTCTAACCCTCTTAATTTAAAAAGTAAGTATCCAAAATATAAAGACTTAGCATATCCTACAATTTTATTAGGATTTGTCACCCTAGGAGCCTGCTTAAATACTATTCTATCAAATTTGTTAGATAATTCTTTTATAAGAAGATCATTATGTTTAAATGCATTAGCATAAGTAAACGTAAAGTTAGGATCATTTGAAAAGAATTTTACATCATAAGAGTTAATCTTAGTAAGATTTGTTTTATCATTACTATTTGAAGTGAATTCAAATACTACATCATAAAATACTTTATCTTGACTTTCTGAAGGCATTTTAATATATAGCACATATTTTTCTCTACTTGATTTAAACAAATAGTAGTCTATCTTCCCATTTACTTTAAGCATAATCTGATTAAATTTTTCGGTATATAAAATTCTAGCAGATTCGGCTTCTCCAATCATCTTAGCCCTACCACCAGTAGGATTCTTTATATAATCTTCTATTGAAATATTCATGATTCCTCCAAAAAATAATCTAAGTGAAAGACCAATAAGGAATTTCTTCCTTATTGGCATTCCATGGATTAATACGAGAGAGATTTTGGATAGAATGATTATAAAATCATTTTATTAAATAGTGTATATGTTTATAAAAAAATATTTTATAATCATATACTATTATTTTGAAAGAATAATTAGAGTTTAAACTTTATTCTTACTTCAACTTTTTATTAATTTTATTTTTTTGAGGAGGTTAGATTTTTATGGCAGTCAAGATGGTAGACAAATACGTTATTTCAAAATCTAAAAAAGGAGACAAAGATATTTTTAGAACGTATGTTGTAAATGGGTATGTTCCTATTCCTACCATAAAAGGGATAGCAGAAGATGTTTATGGTTGCAGCAAATACGATTCTGAAAAATTGATCAAAAGAGTAGATTCAAGAGTTATAAAACTTATTGTGAATAAAGTTAGAGGAACCTCTGCTTATTTCAGAGTTCTTGATTTAGCAAATGCAAAAGATATATTAACTTCTATTGCTGGTAATAAGGAAGTAGATATCAAAAAGTTCTCTGCTGTAGATTTTAGAACATTTGAAAATTATAAATTTGAATTATTGCCTGATATGACTTATGAAGAGTTTGATAAAGATTATATGGATTTAGATTGCTTCTTAATTTATATTTTAGAAAATACTGAAGTGGATAAAGAAGCAATTCTTGAATCAAAAGAGTTTTTGTATGATAGATATGAGTCTTACAAAAAAGCAAAAACAAATATTGATAGGATTGCTGAATTGGAAGCCTTTGTAAATCTTGCTAGAAAAGAATTTAAAGATAAATTTAATAAAGGCGGATTTGGATTTGATACAACAGAAGTTTCTATTAATGGAAGAAACTATTTCGTTGTTCCAAAGAAAGATATCTATAAGATTTTTGGTGAGCCTAAAGAATAAGAAACAGTATTAGAGAAGAGCAATTAAGCTCTTCTCTAATATTTTTTTGTTGACATCGAGGGATATATTTTTTGGTTAGCTCTTAAATATCTGTCATATGTACAGCAGTAGTTCCATCTGTATTAATTACAGGAGTAGATGTAGTATCTGCATCCATATTATAGATATTGAATCTTGCATCAGGTACTAAGAATTGATTTGTCTGGAAAAGCAAGGTAATAATTCTAGAGATAGAATCAAGAATAGCAGGTTCTGTTTTTACAGAAGTTAATACTTTTCCATCATATTCTTCACTAATGATATTGAAAGGAAGATTCTTTACAAGAAGACTTTCAGAGATACAAGATAATGCCTTGTCTTTATCTTCATCAAAATAAGGGAGATAGATAAGGCTGCAAAGTTCTAAATATGCTTCTCTTAATACACGAGAAACTTCTTTTTTAATAACTTCATGGGTTTCTTCAGATTCTTTATTATACTTTCCTTCAAGAACACTAAAGGCTTTAAGACCTTCAAAGTTTGCACCATTAGAAACACCATCTTTAGCTGCAGAACGGCAGTTTAATACAGCATCTTCAATAGCATCTAAAAGAGGCATACGATCAGATGTACCAATACCACCCACATATAAATCTACCATATTTGTTTTAAGAATATTGATACGACGTTTTAAACGACCAATCTTAACTAATTCTTGACGAGTAGTCTCATATTTAGCAAGAGTAGATTCAAGATTAGCTAAATAGTTTTCGAAGAATTCTGTATATTTGCCATTTTCATCATACATGTTCTTAGGATTGATAATCTTTGTAGAAGTAGCATCTACAGTTACATGTTCTGCCTTACCTGCAAAGGTTTTAATATTGAATTCTGTAGGTGCTAATCCCTTTTTCTTATCTTCTTCATAGTTCTTAGGATCGATATACTTCTTAATGAATTTAGCACCCGTCATCTTCATGATATCCATAAGATAGTTATTATCGTTATCAATATTTGCTACTACACAAAGATATCCTCTCTTATCAGGAGGCATATTTGTCATTGCTGTAATAATTTCATCTAAGAAACTATTCATATCACGAGAAATTGTGGGGCAGATAATCAAAGTAGGTACAGGCATATCTGATTCTTTGATTTCTTTACCCATATTTACTTTTTCTGTTGCCTTGCGAATAGGTTCCAGATATTCTGCATGAACAATAAGTCTAAACAGATTTACCATTTCAGGTGTATCAATAGGGGATTCGAACACATATACATTCGGATTCACTAAATCACAAGAAGAAGTCTTTTCATTAGTAGCAAAGCAAGGATCAATAAATCCTTCTTCATAAGTCATACCATTATATGTTTTTGTTTTGGTTTCAGGAGTATTGGATGCGGATACATCGATGAATACATCCATACCACTTTCTTCATAAATGGATTTGATAATATTAGCTACTTCGGAATTTCCGTTTAAAGAAGTATAAGCAATATTATAGATATCTTCTAAAGTAGCTTCATGACCACGACTTTCAATGATATCGATTCCTTCTTTAATCATTTCTTTAAATACAGAAACAATCTTGCGTTTAGGAAGTCCTTTTTGTTGTAATTCAAGAAGTCCTTTGAAGATAAGGTAAGACATAATTACAGCAGATGTAGTACCATCCCCAATAGATTTGATAACCTGTGTACAAATGGTACGGATATCGTCTTTTAAAATATCTTCAATAGGTTTATCGAGATCAATATGTTTAAGAACTGTAAACCCATCTTTAGTATAATTACTTACAACAAGTTTAGTATTCTTATTTGTATCTCTATAAGAATAAGCTGTATATTCACCCATAGGACCATAGGTTCCCTTAAGAGTATTAGCAAATAATTCCAATGCTCTTAATTGAGCAGATCTCAATTGTTTTTCAGCAATAACGTTACTTACAAGTTTCATTAAGTGCACTCTCCTTATGATTATTTTGCAAATTCAAAATCAGCATATGGTGAGATATATTTTATTACATTAACCTCACTTAAAACCATAGTTATAGGATGATGATGTTGTAATTCATCATCTTCAAAATTATATCCAAAATTATATAGATAGATAGTTTTGCCAGATACATTATCTAGTTTGCTCAAATCAGTTACGTAATGTATAAATAAGGTATTATATTTTGCAGCATCTATTTCATTTAGTACTGTATTCCAATCATTTGTAAATTCAAATGATTTTATATATTTAACTTCTTCTTCTGTTTTACAATTAACGGTAATAGCTACATCATCATGCAATGAATCTGCTACCAATAGCTTTAAAATATCATTCGGTTTTATAAGATATTTCAAAACCTCATTTAGTTTAGTAGAAATCAATTCATTATATATTCCATCTACCTTATCTACATATTCATCTTTGAATAAGACAGATATAGGATTCCTATTTTTCGTAGTAAGTACTAGATATCTTAAATAGTAGAATGAGTATTCTATAGATTCTTCTTTAAAAAATTTTGATTTGCCATAGTTATCTTTAAGATAAAGTACACAAGCTAAATCTATATCAAATAGCATATCAAAATCTACTAATACAGTTTTTGTATATTCACCTTTTTTAATAACTACCACCTATTTCAATAAAAAAATAAAGGGGGATATAAAATCCCCCTGAGATTTTATTGCATAGCACCCATAATAGAATCAAGCTGAGAACTTTCAATAGTTTCAGAATTTCCAGCAGATGTATTTGTCATTCCAGAGTTTCCAGAATTGCTAAAATAACTCTTCTTATACCCACCATTATAATTAGATTCTAAATCTACTCCAAGTTTAGCAGCAATCTTAGAATAATATTGATACTGATGAGTTACATTAGAATATGCATTTGCATTGCTCATAGCTTCATAGAAGCTTCTAAGCTGAAGAATAATCATTTCTAATTCAAGAGTATTAAACATATCATAGTTTTGTGTATATCCAGCTGTCTTAGGATCGAATCCAATGATGATATTATAATATCCTTTATTGATTTCATAAGAATAGCTTTGTTCAATCTGACCATTCTGATTAAGCTTTTTAATGCTGATAACTGTTCCAGCTTCAGGTTTTCCATAAACAACACCAGGATCTTCTACAGTGATAAGATTTGTACCTGTAGCTACACCAGCGTTTCCTTTAAGAGTATCTGTTTCTTCTTTATTGATACTCATACTCAAAAGATTTTCAAACATCTTTGCTTTTTGAGGTGTGAGATAAACAGAGATACCATTCTTGGTATCATAACGAGTTTCTCCATTTTCGGATTCAATTACAGGAGAAATACTAATTCTAAGAAGGTTTCTCCACATAGAGAAACTAATCATAGTTTTATCAATTACAGATTCCTTATTAAAGAAACTGTAACCATATACTGTCGGTGAATATTGCTGATTTCCATAACCTGATTCGAAAGCCATTTTCCTCTCTCCTTCTAAAATAAATAGTTTATAAAATTTTCTAATATAATGTATCCGCCTTCATAATTTATAAGATACACTACCTCATAATTATTGTATACAACTTAATTTTCAATTGATAAAAATATAAGGAGAGGAAATAAATCCTCTCCTTAATCTTATCGATCATCTAACTCAAAATATACGGAATACTTTTTGAATCGTTCATCATAAAGATCTCCATTAAACAGCTGATTACGTTTTAAAGTAAGACCTTTATACATATCATTCAGTTGTTTAAACTCAGATTTGGTAAGCTGATTATTTTCAATATAATCTTGAATAAAAGCAAGTTTAGAATTGATATTAGCAATAAGATTAGGAACTGCATCAGGTTCATTATACAATGCATTTTGTTGTTCTAATTCTAATTTTACAAGATCATCATCCAATGCCTGAGGAATAGGTTTCTTAGATTTATTAGGAAGAATGTTTTCTTTTACTTCTTCCAGTAATACATTTGCAGATTCCTTCAACAACTGATCGTCATCAATTCTATTCAATCTTTTAATAACATTATCCATTTCACGGATTTCTATCTTTGATCCTGTGAGTAATTTGCAACGTTTAAGAGTTTCAATAGCAGGAATTCGATTATGAAGAACGTCTTTATATAAACGGAGAACCCATGCCAATACAACAAACTTATTATCCGCTTCTTTGTTATAATTATAGAAGCATGCTTCTAATTTTCTAAAAGCATTATAAAGATTCTGTTTGTAATTGATGGATTCGTAATAATCATACATTACTTCATTATCTTCGACTTTATCTTTATTTACAAGGGTAATGTATTTTCGAATAGCATCTCTAAATCCGAAAGAAAGTAATTCCATATAATTAATGGAGTCAGAGATTCTCAATACATCGTTATTAGCAAGAAGATAACGATCAATTGCTTTAGAAACAACTTCACTAGGACTTCCATCATTGACCATTCTACCAATATCATAAATAAGAATAGCCATGATTTCACTAGGTTTAAGATCAATATCCATTTGGAATAATTTAGAATCTAATTCCAAATAGTATTCATTAATAATATAAGTAGAACTGGAAGTGATTATATTTATAACCTGTTCAGCAGGAATTTTTGGCATAGCATATACACCAAAAAATAATTTATCTGTATTTTGAGTATATAGAATACTAATACATTTAGCATCAAACATTAAATTTAATGCCTTTTGAAGATCTAATACATATTCTTGTTTAGGGTCTTTTTTTATATTCGCTATAGCGACCTCAGCATCATCGTAGGCAGCTTTTCTTTTTTTAGCTAAAATGATATCCAAAGTAAGAATCCTCCTTAAAAGCTATATTAAAATGTCGTCACGGATTATCTAGATGTTTCCTTAATAAGAAAGGATGATATTAAATGGAAAACAAAAATATTTATGTAAGTAGAGAAAGAGCATTAAACGATTACACTGCAAATTTAAATACTACTAATAAAAAGAAGAAAGAAGAATTCATAGAACCTAGAAAAACAGATATGAATATAGAAACTTCTTCTCCTATGGATATTAAAAATAAATAGATCATCTACTTATAAGTAGAACTTTGTTTTAAATTATTGAACTTGGAAGTTCTAGTCATTACTCCTCTTTTTTCTCAAACTGTGGTGTAGATTTACCCATCTACACCACCCCCTCTTTATCTAAGGGTTGAAAATTTGGGGTAATTATATACTATTATTATGATAAAAATTATTTTATCATAATACTAAAACTTTATTTTAAAAAGGAGATGTTTTTCATGAAAGAAAAAAATTGTTTTAAGAAAAATAAGAAAGGGTATAATCCTTCTTATGAAAAGAAGAAAGAAATTAATGAAAGTAAAATGAAGCCTTACTATATCAGTGATGATATAAAAGACATTATGGCAGACCCTAGATATTGCAGAAGTTTCGAGGAAGTTAATATAAAAAGCAATAAATCAAATTATTGTAAGGAAGAAGAAAACCAGGATATAATAAGTAAAAAATGTTGTAGTGCAGATTATTTTGAATATAAAGAAATATCAGCTTCTATTTCAAATATCTGTGCATCTCTTATGGCAACCGGTACTAAAGTATGGATAAAGCACATTCCTACAATAGCTTATATGAAAAGCAAATTACTAGAGATAAATGATATGTATGGTAAAGAATATTTTAACCCGTTATATATTCCTGATAAATTAGTAAATGCTCTTACATTTAAGAAAATGAGTGAAGACTTCATTGTAATCCATCCTAATGAAGTAAAAAATAAAAGCCAAGACTTTATAGATGCTATATTTACAGAGATGAAAAGAAATGATTATTTTCTTAATGCTAGTGAAAAACCTATTATTTCATTATTGCTTAAAGTAAGACTTTTAATGGAAGATGGTTTAGGATATTCTAAATTAGCTGAATTTGCAAATAAATATTATTCTAGTGAATTCGTTAATAATTCTACAATTACTATTGTAGATATTAGAAATAGAATGCTTAACTCTTTAGCAGATACAGCATTCGCAATTGAGGCAGAAAGGGCCAAACCTAATGTAAGTGTTGGATATATTAAGGTTTATATAAGAGCTTTTATTATGGAGCATGCAAGTGCTTATCAAGAGCTTCTTAACTTGGCTAAACCTAAAAGATCCACTGTTATTTCAGAAGAAAATAAAAAGTAATCAAGGGGGAATAAGTACATGAAAGATTGGGAAACACGTTTGATGGATGAACATGAAGATTTAGAGGGCAAGATCGAAAGGTTGTCTACCTTCATCGATGAAAATCCTGATAACGAAGATTATGATTTATTAATGGAGCAGTTGGAATATATGAAAGGATACTTCTCCATTCTTTGTAAACGTATTCAAAAAATTAAAGATCGTTAATTTTAAGGGGAGTAGTCATATGACTACTCCCTATCATTTATCTATTATTTTATTTAAACTTTTTTTAAAGGAGAGATTTTATCATGAGTAAATTTAATGAAGCTAAGAAGTATATCAATGGGTATGTAATTGTTACGGTTGTAGTTAGTATTTTGGTTCTTTTTGCAGCAGGTGGTCTATATACATATGACTATGTTGAAAAGAATAGAAACGAAGTAGAACTTACATGGGATAAGAGTCGTATTGATTTTGTGAATAGACTTTCTAATGTAGTTATGCATAAGAATCTTATCAATGTAGTAGTTCCTGATACAAACAAATCTGGTCTTCCTAAAGAAGTAGGAACTAGAACTTATTCTGGTTTTACTAGAATTTCTAAAGATGAAATTTCCTATACTCTTAAAGATGGAAGAACAATTATATTTGACGTAAATGAAACTGCATTTGATAGAGAATATAAATCAATGATAACAAAGTTCCATTACAAAGATAATGAAAACAAATCTGAATATGCTTTTGCAACTTACTTCAGATATCATACTGGTAAGTCTGGTGATATTGAAATTGGCTTTGCTAATAGCAAGAGTCAGTTTGATAAGTTTGTTCCTACACCCAATAGAAAATCTGGGTATAAAGTTATGAAAGGAACCAACGTATATTACTTAGATCCCAGAAAAGAAGAAAATGCAGTATTTGTTGAATATCTTTGCCGTGCTATGATTGATGATAATAATACAGGAAACATGGATCAGGATATCATGCATGAAAATCTTAGAAGCATCGGTAAGAACTATAGATAGTTATAAGATAAAGAGGGATTCATTTCCCTCTTTATTTTTTTTTTGACACAAACTACCTCTCTAGGAATAAATCCTAGAGAGGCATTTGTCATCGGATTTTTTATATATTTTTCATGTGGAATTTTTAAAATAGATTTATCCCAAAATCTATTTATAAGTCTAATTAGTTCTTCGGATCGGTTACCGAGTAGTTCGGCGAAGGATAAGCATAGTTCTGATCTGCTACGCCGTTCTGCGGTACTCCAGGAGCTTTGCCGTCCGGATAGATAACGGAACGAGCTGTTCCAGGAAGTTCACCGGTATGATCAATGAACTGGCCATTGCCGTTCTTGTCATGAGTATAGGTGAGCTTGTTAGCTGTGTAATCGTTGAGAGCACGATCCTTGCTAACCGGTGTCTTGTTTTCGATATCTTCAACCAAGCCAGTCGGGTTCATGATCTGAATACGACCTTGTACCGGCTGATAGGATACGAACAAGAAACGTTCGAATGCAGTTACAGCCGGCAGCTGATAATTCGAGGTGTCACGAATTTCATTACCAACGTATAACTGATAATCAAAGATCTTATACATTACACGATTCGAATTGCGAGGATTCAAGATGATGATCAAGTTGTTATCGTTACGCAATTTGTTCGAGCTAATGAATTGATAAATACGGTTATCGCTCGTCTTAACGGTCTTCTTGTAATCAAGCGAAACAGGACCGATCGACGGAGGAGTTGTATAAGTATATTCTTTCGGAGTAATCTTACGGATAAGTTCCGGACGACCGAAGATAGAAACAGTCATGTTTTCATCATTCAGTACCTGTAACATAGTGGTTACCTGAGTATCGAGGTAGTCCATGAACGTTTCATAACGCCATGTTACATGCGAACCGAGGAAGTTATCTGGCGGTACAAAGTTGAATGCACCGGATACTTTCGAAGTGCTCGGGAGGTTCAAGAACGAATCATCCAAGCTTTCAAGGATCTTGTCATCTTTGTAGTTAAGAATCGACAACTTGATCATGGACATGATCTTAGTCAATTGGTTAACGTTATACATAGCATTGAGATCCTTCGTTTCTTCCGGCGAGATCGTTACAGTCATGTGCGGAGCTTCCGGAATTTCGAAGTAATCGGTACGAGCCGACCATTTAACTTTCGGAGTTTCATATGCTGCAGACGATACGTCGAGAGAAGCACTAAGAACAACACCTACAACCTTATCGGAAGAAGCCATGAAAGTGAAACGGTTCTTATGCATAGAACCAGCAAACTGGAAGATTTCCTTACGAATATTACCAGCATTATCAGTAGGAACTACCAAGTCAACACGTTTCTGGAAAGTACGGTCATACTGACCATATGCAGCAACGAATTTAATCGGTTCTACAGTAACAACCTTAGTACCAACAGCACCAGCTGTTTCTACTACGATTTCTTTCTTAGCAGCATCATATTTTTCTTCACCCTTAGCAACATAAACGTCTTTAATCAAAAGACGAGTTACTTTGGAAGAGCGAGATACGTTAGCTACAGTTTTATTTGTTGCACCCAACAATTCAAGAACATCAGTCTGCTGATCTTCGGGAAGCATAATAACGATGTCTTTATGAGGTACAGCACCTTCGATAAGGTCTTTAATCTTGTTCTGTTCCAAGAACATATCGATTTCACGACCATCAGGGCTGTACATTGTACGAGTTTCCATCGACAATGTGAACTGCGGAGCATCAGCAACGTCTTTAGGAATAGCACCCTTGTCGAAAACTGTGGTCATCAACAAGTTTTTATGCATCGGGAAAGTGATACCAACTACAGGGTTGTAAGCACCCAAGGGAGCGGCTTCTGTCAATCCACGAACGTCATTACGATACAAAGTATCGAGCATACCATATTCTTCATGAACAGCATCAGCTGTAGCAAACTTCGGGTCATTCTTATCGAATGCATCTTCGATAAAGAAATTACGCATCTGATTGTTCAGTGTTTCAGTGCGGAAAAATTTATTGGGTTCAGTATAAATATCATAACCTTCTTGGATACCGCTTTTAGCTACTTCGCAGAAACGGGAAGCAAGACCATGCATGCTATCCTTTTCATAACCACGAAGGATGGAGTCAGTTCCAGTTTGGTTAGAACCGTTAACAACTGCCATAATTATTAAATCCTCCTTTTAAAAGAGAGCCATCTATTTGATCTTTTATTATTTATAAATGGCGTACTAGATTTTTAATTAAATTTAATTAAATCTATCTGTAACAGTCACAGTTTCTTTTTTAAAGGTACAGTAACTATAGATTTATCAATATGTTTGTATTTATAAATTATATTTCTTATTCATAGTCTATATCTTTAGAAAAGATATACGGATAATCATTAGCTCTACCTTTTCCAAAACTGTACTTCTTGTTCTGTTCGAGTTCTTTTTCGAATTCTCTCTGTCTATTGTCTCTTACATTTGACAAGAGGTTTACAATTCGGTTAAAGGTAGCAACCATCTTTTGTAGTTGTATCTGATTTTCAATATAGCTTTTAGTATTAAAAGCATCTACTGTATAGTCTCTGCTTATATCTTTAAGTTCAACTAATTTACGAACTACAAAATCTAAGATAGTGTTATCATATGAAGTATGAGAAATATTATTCAACTTTTCCAAGCTATCAAAAATAATATTATTCAAAGACTTAAATTGAGCTTTTAACTCTTTATTCTTAATAATCATTTGTTCAGGGCTTAGATCTCTGAATACATCTTTTTCATAAGAATCTAATGATTCTTCTTCCCCTTCTTCACCATACTCACCATCTTCATAATCTTCATAGCCTTCTTCTCCACCCTCTCCTTCTTCACCTTCTTCAGGAGGGGCTTCACCTTCTTGATCTTCTTCTGGTGGAGCTTCCTCTTCTCCACCAGGTTCTTGTCCCATATCATTTTCTTGAGGCGGAGGACCTTGAGGTGCTTCTTCTGCACCACCAACATTATCAGATGGAGGAGGTCCAGCAGGAGCTTCTCCTCCACCACCACCAGAAGGTTGAGAATTTAGATCAGGAGGTTGAGAATTTGAATCTTGCTCTGGTTGATTTACACTTTGATTACCATTAGCAGTAGTTACAGAAGGGGTTGCATCATCCTTATCCTTAACCATTGGTTGAGGATGGATGGCTCTTGCTTCATTTAAAATCATATCCTCAAATAAACTCATTTTATTTATTCTCCTCTAATCTTCATCATCACCGAAATCTTCATCATCGTCAAAATCGGGATCATCATCATCTTCGTCATCATCATATTTCTTCTTTAGATTATCATCTTTCTTTAAATAATCATTACTAAATCTTTTTAGTTGAGGAGTTTCATTTCCTGAAGGATTTATCAAAGAACTAGATTTTATGGTTTCAGGATGGAAAGTTTCTTTATCATCTTGAGCCTTATCAAGTTCTTCTCTAGTCTTATCTCTTACTTTTTCATATTCATCTTCAAGCTTATCTATATTATCTTCTACTTCATCTAAATACTTTTCTAATTCTCTTCTCTTTTCAGAATTTTGTTCTTCTTTAATCTTTCTGGTGATAGAGTATTTATGATCTTTCCATTCTTTAATAGAAGAAACCAAATATTCTTTATTAAGATGACTAGAAACAATATAAGATGTAATGAATGCAAGGATACCAGCAGCAGAAGAGATACTACAAACACCTATGACTATAGTTGAATAGAATAAAAGTGATAAAGAATTCTTAGTACCAGCTTTAATATCTTCTAATCTTGAAGTGATTAAGATAGCATGAATTGCACTCCTTACTCCCATAACTGATTTTACTGGAAGAGCTTTGAACTTATCTACAATATCATCTATCTTCTCTTCTGTAGTAGCTTCAGATAAAATAGCATCATGTAATTTCTTTTCAAACTTAGCATTTATCTTTGCTACTTTAGGATCTAGCTTTCCTGCTTTTCTTATATCCACTCCAACTCCGAATGTTTTATCTTCTACTTCATTCTGAGCTTCAAGTTTCTTAATATTTTTATCTACTTCTTCTAAATAAGAAATAAGTTTCCTCTTCTTTTGAGGATCTTTTTCATCTTTAATCTTTCTATTAACTACAGCTCTATGATCTTTCCATTCCGAGATACAAGATTTTAAATAAATCTTATTAGAAATTTTAGATACAATGCTTGAAGAGATTAATGAAAGTACAACAGCTATTGGTCCAGCAGGAACTGCAGATAAAGTGCATAAGAAATAATAAGATATAGATAAAGCATTCTTAGTATTCTTCTTAAGATCTTCTTCTCGAGTAGTTACATATATGGCTTTTATAATTTCTTTCAATCCACTTAATGTTTTATCAGGTGCCATCTTAAAAGCAGTGATCATATCTTTGATCTTATCTGATACTGCACCTTCGCAAAGAGAAGCTATAGCAAACTCTGCAAATTCTAATTGATTGGCTGCTTCTTCTATTCCATAAATATTACTTCCACGATATCTATCCATGATACCACTGCAATAATCTTCATCAAAATTACCATTTATAAAGTTACTATGGATACGTTCTAATTTATCAATATAAGAAGTATTTGATTCATTGATAAAATCATCTGCTTTTGTAGCTTCTCTTATCTTATTTAAGAATTTTGGAATATTATTAGTTCCACCATTGATAAGATAATAATCAGTTACATTTTCAAAAATGGTTTGAGGAGATACAGAATCTCCAGCATACTTATTGATAGTATAGAGTGCCATCTCATTAGCAATACAGAATTTAGATTTAAAATCCAAGTTATAGGTATCGACTAATTCACAGAGTTTATAGATGGTATCTGTAACAGCATCTTCAAACAAAATATTTTGAGATACCAATTTATCAATATTGAATCTTTTAGAAATCATATTATGATTTCTAATAACACGATCACATTCTTCTTGTTCATTAATCTTATTAAGAATAGAAGTTAAATATGCATTATTAGAATCTTCATCTAATCTTTTTAAAATATTATTCTTAAATACAGAGGGGCTTTTAATATATGGAATAATATGGTTATTTATGATATTAGTAAATTCCTGTAATTGAGTCCCATTATTATTTTCTTTTACAATATCAAACAGTTCTAAAATTCTACTAAAGTTATCTGCTACGTTTGCGGAATAATTATTCCATCTATATGCAGATTCCCTTAAATTTTCATAGTTGTAATTTTCTTTTCTATTATAAGATTCAAACAAAGGATAATATCCTGAATTAAAGTGATTTTCTGATAATTTAGTTTTTCGTTCTTCTATCTTAGAAATAGGAATAAATTTTCCCATAACAGGCCCTCCGGATTAAATAATATACTAATATTAATTACATCAATGTTTCATATTAGGATTATTATTTCATGAATTTTGGCTTAGTTTTAAACTCTGCTTGAGTTAAAAATCCTTCATCATCAGGTAAAACTTTTGTAAGATCATACAGAGCCTGTTTACCTTCTTTAGATGTAGTCATTTCATTAATACCACCAAGAGAAATATAATGGCGTTTAGAATTGATAAGCTGTTTTAATTCTTCATTAGCTTCTATAGAGAAAGGAGTTTTAGAAGATATTGTATCGCCATCATAGTCACCACCAATAGATCCAAGACGAACGTTATTAGGTAATGCTACATCTATGAATTTATTTGTAGAGTTAGAGTTCATATCTTCTTTTCTTATCTTAGGATATTCTTTAAAGAACTTCCCATCAACTATCATAGGTTCTGTTTGGATAGTAGAAATTACCTTTATCTTTGCAGGAAATTGGTTCCAATAACTGTCGATGGGAAAGCGGGTAATAAGAGTAATCTTATCTTTAGTAATATCCATAGCAGCTCTATAAATAAGATCACACCAGGTAAGAGGTCTCTGTTGAATAGGGAGTTGTCCTACTGTATCTCCTTTGATCATCTTTTCAGCTACTTCTTCATCAGAAACCTGATATCCTTTGTAAGTAAGATAAAATTTTCTATCTTTATTTTTTCCTCTTAGTTTAGAAGTATCTATAGGAGCTTCGATAGGAATAAAACGATTACGCATACCATGCATAAATCTATCTAATTCTTTTTTGATCCGTTCATCAGAATATACAGATTGCCAATCTTTTATATTTTGAAGATCAAAATCCTTGTTCAAATAAGTTACCAGTAATTTAGTTTGATCAGAGATATTGTTTTCGAACCAACGTCTAATCCAATATAGCATATACGGGAAGAAATTAGCACAGATAGCTGCCAGAGGTAATCCAATACTATCTGTGTCTACATCAATATCTTCTAATCCTTCTTTTCTAAGATTTTGAGTACAGATTACAAGCCTAGCACCCCAGTCAAAAGACTTCTTCATACCAGCWCKTCTAATAAGACCCATCTTTCTAGAAAGGCCAGAAGCTTGAGAATCTTCACCATTATATCTACCGAATACAAGCCAATCATATACGGCAGTTAAATTATCTTGAATACGTCCTCTTATTTCTCCATTAAGGGTTAAACCATATTCATTACTTTCTTTTAAAGATTTAGAATCTCTGATAATAGAGTCATAGATCTTGTTTATTTCCCCTACAGATACTCTTCCTTGTTCTGTATTCACATCTCGATACCCAACAGGAATTACAACAAAATCTTTTATGAACAATTTCTCTCTATATCGTTCTAAGAAATCAATTTTAACTTCTCTACCAAAAGAATCTGTTTTCTTAAATTTTATGGTTTTGATAATCTTTTGTAAATACTTAATACCTGTTTCTCCATTAGGATCAGGTTTTAATTTACCAGATTCTTCATCTAATTTATAATTATCAACTTCATGAGCACATAGTTTTACATTATTATCTAATCTACACCAAATCTTATATCCAAGAGGATGTAAGAAAGATTCTCCAGCTAAGTTAATATATGCGAAGATAGTTGTTCTGTCTTCTTTTGTAATACCAAATATTTCATTAGATAATAACCCATCTGCTGTAGGAACATTCTTTCTAGCAAAATACATAGGGTTCTTAATTTCTTTAAGTTGGTTTACTTTGATAAAATTAGCTACATTAAGAGGATCTAATTTAAGGTGTTTGATTTTTTCTTCTTGATCTTTAGAAACTTCGTTAAGGATTTTATCACTCATAGAAATTTACCTTTCTTCATAAACTTTTTTAATTAATTGTCCCATCTAGCAAACTAGTGCTAGATGGGATTACTAATTAAATATCCATAAGATCAAACCATACAATATTTTTAGAATAGTTCATAGAAATCTTGTACAGTGGTTGAAAAGCTCCAGGAATTATTTGGTTATTTAATGTATCCTTTAATTCATGAAGTGAATGACTCTCATCATTATCGGATAATTCTATTTCGAATTTGTTATTCTTTAAAATAGAAATCGTTTTGATAGATTTTATATCGAAACAAGCTAAGATTACATCATACAAAGCTACCTCTTTAGAGAGTAGTTCATTATTCATAGATTTAGAGGATACTAATTGTGAGAATTCTAATAAATTCATTTTAATTAGTTATTTTAATCCTCCTATTTTATTCTCCTTTGAACATCGCATCCATCTCTTCTTTTTGTTTGGCATTTTGTACCGTCTTATTTTTAATTTCTTTCATATACCTAAAGTGTAGGTATAACAAAAAGCCAACATCACAGGTTTTTGCTTCTTCAAAGGACAATCTATTTTTATAGTATTCGCAAAGGCTAAATATTACTGTATAGAAAGTGCCCCGATCGGTAAAAAGGCCCGAGTGAAAAGCAAATCAATAGATCCCTGAGGAGTAGCATCAATATGTGTATGACAGCTTGTGCATTCTGTAGCAGGAATCTGATAAGAGATTTTTTCTTCTGTAAATTTACGAGTGATCTTATATACTTCACCCATAAGAGCAGAGTGTTCGTCAGGAGAAAGGTGACGCATAATTTCATAGATAGCTTTAACCTTACGCATTACTGTTTTAGACAAGCTATCTTCTACGACACCAAAGTCAATAGGATATAATTCCTTGGTTGCTCTATTAACTTTATAGATTGTATCAATGTTTGCCATGATTTGAACAACTGTACTATATTTCTTAGAGAAATCTTCTGAAAGTGCAGCACGTTCAATCATATCCCCATAGATAGATTCAGTACAGAAGCTGAAAGCATAATCTTTGCTAATAATAATAGGTTTGGTTCTAAAGAGTTTAGACTGAACAGGTTCCCCATTAAGAATCTTCTGGAAACGTTCTTTAACCTTATCATTAGGATATACGATCATATCTTCTACTTTTTTCTTTTCTAAGAAAAGTTTATTACATTTATTATTAGGGCACTGATAAGAAAGATAGTTTACATCTTTAAAGTTTGCCATATAAATAGTAAACAGCATACAATCTAAGTCATAAACAGAGATCTGTTTTAACCAGGTATCAATATCAGGTTTCTTCCCTACCGTGTGGTTATAGATAATATTGAAGAACTTTCTAAGACCACCAATGGTAGTCAAATCTGTAGTCTGAGGATTGAATTGAAGTAATTCTTCTCCAGATACAGGAGTCATTTCAATTTGTTTCCCAGTATATTGCAACCCAAAGGTTACTGTATAAGCAGAACGTTCTACCTGCAATGCACTCTTAAGTTTAATAGGTTTCTTAGAAATTACAAATTCATCAAGACCTTCATTTCGTTCCATCTTAAGAGCTTCAAGAACTTGTTCTTTATAATCATGAGTAAGACGTTTAACTTCTTCTTCAGAAAGATTGGGTTCTTCATCTTCTTCTACATCAGAAAGAAGTTCTTTTTCTTCAGGATCTTCTTCTTCAGCAAGAATAGGTTTTGCAGAAGGTTCTTCTTTTTCTGTATCCTTTACAGTTGTGAAGGTTTCTTCATCTTCATCGTCTTTTTCTTTGATTTCATCATCTTCATAAGGGAGATCAGGCTTTTTAGGACTAACCCCAAGATCAACACTGCTGTCATCAAGAAGATCAAGGAAATCATCTTTAGAATCATCATCATTTTTTGTAATACTATCAATATCTTTAGATACATCAGAGCTCATACGAGGAGTACGATTTACTTGCTTTTCTTCAATACCAAAATATTTATTATTGGTTTCTACTTTTTCATCATGAGCTACTGTAAATAAGATATATCCCTTTCGTTCATAATCAGTAATTCCATCAAAACGAGGTTCTGTTTCAATAATATCTTCTATCTGTTTAATAAACTTAGAAAGACGTTCATTAGATTTAGCCCGTTTCATAAGAACTTCATATTGAGTATTTACATACTCTTCTTTTCCTTTGGTAATAAGTCCATCAGGATCGGTAAGTTCTTTCTTAGTACGTTCGATTTCATGATCTGCTAAATCATAAAGACTATCTAAATTCTTACGAATAGGATCATCTACTTTAGATTTAGGAACTTTAGCAATAGTATCTACATTTGAAATTACTTCATCATATTTAGTATTACCATCTTCATCAACTACAGTACTTTTTGCAATATCTGCTAAACTTACTTTCTGAATAGGTTCTTCAGATTTAGGTTCTTCTTTTGTAATAGTTTCTTCTACTTTAACAGTTTCCACAATAGGTTCAATAGGTTTATTATTTTCATTCTTGGCAACCTTTTCAGCCGGTGTAAGTTCAGGTTCCAAACCAAGATCGGATAAATTCAATTGTTCTTTATTTTCCATAATTAATCCTTTTTCCTCCTAATAGGTACTTTATGCTTTTTAAATGCATTACCACCAGTTTTTTCTCTTTCAATAGCCCTTTTCTTTGCACCATCTAATGTTGTATCTAAATAATCTCCAATAGCACCAGAATCTAATTTGTTATTGTAGGTTATAGAAGGCCCAGAATTCGTAGAAATCCCAGGAGCTGCTTTAGATTTAAACATATCCTTCAATTTATCATTGGATACTTCTACTTTATCCATGGTTTCTATATTAAATTCAGATTCTTCTATTAATTTAGATACACTGGGGTTGTCTTTCATTTTAATCCAAATTTTCATTATGAGTTTAACCCTTCTATCGTATTAGCGGCTACATTATACAAGATTTCAAATTTAACCTGTCTAATTATAATAGAGAAAAGAATCATATTTTCTAAAGAATCTTTAGGTCTATATAATGAAACCTCAACATCTACAGGTATCAATTCAGGTAAGTAGGTTGATATCTGATCTTCTAATTCATTACGTAGTGTGATCAATTCTTCTTCAAAAGCAAATCTATATCTTCCTCGAATATCTATTCCAAGATCAGGGAAATCTGGATAAGATCCTTTCTTAAGAAGAAGCAGTCTTATGATTAATAAAGCTGCTGAATTCATAGTACCTGTTTGAATATTTTCCATATCCAAAACTTTTGGTCTGTTAAGATCATCTATATCTAAAAGATAATCTCTTATATTAGCTTCTACTTTAAGTATTTTACTCAAAAAATATCACCATCTTTACTAAGTAATATTTATAATTTTTTAAATGAATGTCTCCCCTGTAAAAATCTATACTTTACAAATATCGGGACATTTTTATAATTAAAAATATTATTTGGAGGTCTTAAATAATATGAATGAAGCAATGGGTCTTGCTACAATGAATCCTATGGTAGGAACTACCTATAAACCTTTTTCTGCAATAATGATGGTTGATAATTATAATCATGATAAAGATATTAATGATGGATGGTCTACTTACAGAGTTGCTAGAACGTTGGATAAAGATAGTCAATATATCGAAGTAGATGATAATGGAAAACTTACTAATAGAGATACATGGGATACTTTATCTGAAGCGGATTTGAAATTATATGATATTAAAACTTTTAATATAAACTCTGTATTCAACTCTTTGTTAGAAGAGTTGAGATTACCTTATGAAGATAGACCTGTTCATGATAAAGATTATCTTTATGAAGCATTCATTGGAAGCAAAGTATATATGAATGATCAGGTAGATTATGAGCCTTTATTGGAAGAGATAGAACTTAAGAAGTTAAGTAAGATAATAAATTCTGATGCGGATAATATATCTAAAGATGCTGATAAAGAATTTGGTTCTATGACTCCAACCAATCCTGATGAAACACATGCTAATGGAACTACTCTTTTAGCATCTTCTAAAATTCAAATGGTTGGAATGAATCCCTTATTTGAATCTTATACAGTTTCAGATACAGAAGAAGAAATGAATAAGATTAATCATATGATTGAAAAAATTACAGAATAGAGGGCTTGATATGGGATTTTTTAATAGTAGTAATAGTAACATCCAAAGATATTCTCAAGATCAAGACAGGTCTTTTAAATATAATGAAATAAAAAGATGGGTAGAAGTTCATGGTGGAGCTATCATAAAAGATCATTATGCTACTGAAGATGAACTTGAAGAAGATTGGTATAAATACAAATCTTTGCCTAGATTATGGTATAGAGCTAATGATGAGGCTATGAAATTATTTGGTAAAGATAATGAAGCTTTATATTATGAAAATAAACAATGGTTTATGAAAAAAAAATCTATATATAGATTTGAGTCTGAATTCAATGGAATTAAAGACGTAGATAACCATGTTATAGATGAGATAAAGGCTAAATTTAGATATATAAAAGAACCTGGCATAGAATTAGAGAAAGACTATTACCCTACAGAAGAAAAGAAAAAAAGAGATGGGATATTAGTAGCTCCTAATTTATCATCTAAAGATGAGAATATAGAAAGAGTATATTCTCCTGTTTTAAAAGAAGACGGATCTGATATATCTGATGAAGAAAAATTAAAACAGGTAAAGAATTATACAGACAATGATTATCCTATACTTAGAAAAGAGTATGATAATCTAAATGATCTTGAAAATGATTGGTATAAATATAACTCAAATGATAGAGATAGAAGAAAAAATTGTGATGACTTCTCTATGAGTATTTATGGTAAAACAGTTACTGATATCTATAATGACAATCTGAAACGGTTATTAGCTAATGAAAATATAGATGATAATGTTATGCCTATGGAATATAAACCTGCTTCTGTAGATGAAGAATGTTCTGATTCATTGTTATATGAAGAAGCTTTATTTTCTGCTGTATCAGAAACTGATGACTATGCTTATCTAGCTAATATGAAATATAGATTATTGGAAGATGATAGAATGACTCCTGTAAAGTTTATTTATAGAGGAAAGATATTAGATCGTATAAATTATAAATTGGATTATGATGTACCAACTTTTATAAAACTTAGATCTACTTCTATTGATATTCCTATCTTAAATCCAGATGAAATAGCTAGATTTGGTAGTGAAGAAAATACAACATATGCTCCTTCAGATTTTGCTATAAAGTGGTTCAATAACTATAATGGTATAATGAATGGTATTAAATTATCCTTTAATCCGGTTTCTTGGGTTACAGAAGTTACTACCTTATCATATGCATATCAGGTAGAACAAGATCCTGAAGAAAAAGAAAGATTAGCATCAAATTTGATGTTTCTTGGTTGGAATCCCAGGTTCTCGTATAATACTTATTATCGGAGGGTTGCAAGTGAACGCATTAATAAATACCTTAGTGATCGCAGCGTATGTAACTACATTCCTATCTATAATATGCCTGTTTTTAAACATGATGCATTTATAGAATCTACAGAATTAAAAGAAGAATGTCCTGCAGTATATTTCATATTCCATGATGATTTAAAAGTAGGAGAACCTGGTTTCTTTGTATCTTTTGATGGGTTTAAAGATAATATGGGATATCTAAATATCTTCAATAATATAGGAAGCGAATATTCATCTTATAAAGATAAAGAAAATATTACGAAGTATTTGAAGAATGATGATATTATAATGGCTTTTGCAGTTCCTTTACTTGTAGAAGATTTTGATAAGGTTAAAGCTAATTTTGAATCTTATTTGATGAATACAAGTTTAAATACTGATAAAACATTAAAAGAAGGAACAGAAGCTAAAGCTTTAATAGATATTTATCCTAGAAGAATTATGAGTGACTTTATGAAGTTATTTTTAGATAGTTCTTTTGACTTTAATACATCTTTGGATCTTGATGAAGTAATGAAATATTTAGAAGATACTAAAGGAAAAGAATTCGATGCTTATATAATAGCAAATACAGTAATGGTTAATTTTGATTTGCAAAAATCTATGAAAGCTACTAAATTAAATTTCAATGATCTCAAATCTATTAGTATTGAAGAAAACTATACATTTACAGAAGATAATATAGATTGCTATCCTTATCTCTGTTTATCTGAGTATGGAAGAATTAAAAATACTAAATCTAAACCTAAAAAAGATAAAAAAATATTAAAAGAATTTTTTGATTTGCTAAACAATAAAATAATAGATATATAGGGAGAAGAGGGAAGAGGATCTATTCCTCTTCCCAAATCTTAAAATCTAATAACGGTTGTATATTATAAATATGAAATATATAACTCAAAGGAGATAATTATCTTGGATCAAATATTGGGTAAGAAATTTCTTATAACTTCTAATGAGATAAAAGTCTTAATGAAGTATCCTAGATTATTAAGAGTAGTTAAACTATATGATGAATATGAAGAAGTAGATCTAAAAATATTAGATATAGGTAATATGTATGCTGGAGATAAAGAAGTAGGAACTATTTTCCATATGAGTATAAATGAATTATATTTATATTACAATTCTATTGTTCCTAATCTAGTTGTAACTATAAAACGCTTTCTAAATACAGAGATAGAAAATATAAATAGTTTATTGGTTATAAATCAATACATTACAGAGAATACTCCTACCAATTCTATAAAAGATATTGATATATTCTATATCAATAAATTTATGAACTTAAAGAGTTATGAAAATGATATATTTGAAGATATGTTTGCAAAACATAATAGACTTCCTATAAAGTATGATCTAAAACAGGATTCTATACCTGAAATTATATATGAAAATGATATTATAAAATTAGTGTTTACTAAAACAGTATATCTATATCTAGAAGATAGTTTATCTGATCTGACTAAGATAGTATCTTTTAGTGAATATGGATATGATAAAAGCATAGATTCTATATTAAAAGAATACAGCTCTTCTATAGAATATTATCAATTGAATAAAGTTATAATAGATATAGAGAAAGAGGTAGCTATAAAAAATATAATGAGATTACCGAAACTATCTCTTACATCAGGTTTTAAAGAATTTTATAATGAATATAATGAATGGCCCGTTGATTCGTATTTTGATTTTGATAGAAAAATAAATGGATTAGATGCTATAAAAAACAAAAATTCTGAACACTATATAGTATTTGTTGAATTAAAGGATAAGAATATATTATGCATACTATATCCTAAAATAAAGAGAAACTTATCACTTTATAATCTATTATTGAATGACAATGAAAACAATGCTATGAACAAAGAAGAAGTATTAAAATTTATAAGTTTAACTGTTAATTAGGTAGTGGGTAATAGAAATTTCTATTACATACTATATATTTGAGTTAGTGATGATAGGCAGCCTCATCAGTGTTCTAACTCAGTTTTGTATTTCTAATATATTAGGAGGAATCACACAATGAATGCATTCGAAACAACGAAAGAAGAAAGAAAGAAAGAAAAGCAAACCATCGGTGCAGTTGGTTTGGAATTTCCGCAGCTCTTATCTGCTGGTTATGTAACAACTAAAGATCTTAGCAATTTGATCAATAGTTTCTATCATGCAGTATTTACGGATTACTATGGATCTAAATTAGAAGTAGCAGCAAATGGTCAAATCTCCATTCGTTTGTTCTTCAAACCTGTAGAAGGCAAAGATTCTAATCTTATCTTTGCATTAGAAAATATTAATAAACCTAGCGATACAGATGCATATAGCCGTATTGAACGTGCTAATCGTTTCAATAATCCGAATGGTAATTATCGTAATTATAAATTCACCGATGATGCTAAAGAAATGCTTAGTGAATTTGTAATCAGCTCTGGTATTAATCGTAATGGTGGAGTTAATTGGAATGCAGTAAGTGAAGAAACTACTGGTTCTGATAATTACAATCGTCCCCAGATCTATATCTCTCTTACTTGCGATATCTATAAGATTATTCGCAAACTCTATGGAGACAAGACCTCTAATAATGGTCATTGGGATTACAATATCGAAGTTAAAGCTCCGATTGCTCCTAAGATGGATCCGAATGGTAATGTCATTGCAACAAACTATTCCTTGTTGCTTTGGAGAATTGATTCCAGCGATGTTACTGCATTAGCTGCACGTTTTGGTTATGGTGATTTCGGAACCAATAGCCTTGGTATTAATACAGAAATGTAAATAAAACTGGTTGAGGTAGAGAGAAATCTCTACCTCAATACTTTAATATAATTTAGTAACTTTTTTAAATTTATTTTTTATCTTAAGGAGAAAATAAAATGGCTTTCAAAAAAGATGCTGGCCCTATCAAATATGAAATTAAAGAAGATGGAATTAATGAATTAGTAGATGAAGGCTCAGGTAATATGGTATTAATGCTTAGAGAAGTATCTTGGAATGGAAGAGAACCTAAACTAGAACTTAGAAAATGGATTGTTGATGTAAATGAAGAAAAGCCTATGAGAGGGGTTTCTTTTATTACAGAAGAAGGCCCTAATAAACTTACTGAGATCATGATCAATAAAGGCTATGGAAAAACAGAAACTGTATTGAATGATCTTAAAGATAGAGATGATTTTGATTCTTCTCTAAATAAAGTAATTGGTAAAAAGAAAGTTGAAAAAGCAAAAAACACTGAAGTAATTGTCGATGAAGATGAATACTTTGATCCTAATAATATCTTGGGATAAAATGAGGTGTTGATATGAAAAATCAATATGAAGAGATAAAGGGAGATAATCAAAATGAATCTTTAGAGCAATTAGAAATGTGTAAGTACCTAGTTCAAGGAGAAGATAAACCTTGTAGGCATAGAGATATGTATGGTAGATGCACATTTGAAAATTGTGTATTAGATTCTGAAGAGAGTCCTCTTAGATCTAAGAAGTGGTGGTTCCAATGTATTATTTGTAAACACCCTACTTCTATTGAACCTGATGGGTTAAGAGTTCCTTTCTGTGAAAGTTGTATATCTAGAATGAATGAGGCAGAAGTGCTTCCTTTTACTTGTAGATATTGTGGAAAGAAACAATATACTCCTTCGAAATGGATGTTTTCTAGAGTGTGTGATGAATGTATTCCTCTATTATATAATAAGAATGCAGGGCAGACTTGTTTGAAATATACTCCTAAAGCAGGAAAGCATTCTATTTCTAAAGGTGGGTCTATGCACGATTATAAATAGGAGGCTATTATGCCTAATCAACGAGTAAAACAATATGATTATTTAGATGCTGTTCCTATAGAAAATATATTATATGGGCAGTTCATAAAATATGATAAACTAAACAAATTATTTGTAGATTATTATAAAGATAAACAACAACCTAAATGGATCAATATATACATAGACGTGTATCAAGTATTACTTCCTATATTTAGTTTCTATAAGGTTATTCATCCTTATAGTATCACCTCTTGTTTAGCTAACTTAGCTATTCATTATAAATCATTTTTTAGAAAAGCTGGA